GGCGCATTGGTCAGCACAAAGGCATTATCCGATGGCACGTACAACGTGGTCGCATGGGACGGCACCGAAGGCGCGCCACCGGCAGATGCAACACTGACTGTCAGCAACAGCGGCAAGACTGGTTCACCAACCGGCATTGTCTTCACCGTCAAACTGCCCGCCACCCAAGTGCGCGTGTATCAGGTGGAGCGGATCACGCCAGATGATGAGGGCACATTTACAATAGAAGCAATGCACATGCCCGTGAATAGCTCCGGCGTCCTTGAGGTTGCCGCTGGCTTCGATACCGCTGGCAACTGGGAGATCCAAGGCTGATGGCAACCGCATTCCCCACCATTGAGCCAACGGCCCGGAGCTTCACTGCACCGTCGTGGCAAACCACAACGCAGGTCTCTCAGTCTGGTGTCATCACCCGCAGGCTATGGGGCAGCAGGCCCAGCCGCGCCACGCTTAGCCTGCAGTTCAACAACATCAGCGACACGAACACTTCCGCGATCCTCAGTGCATACAACAGCGCCAAGGGTTCTGTCGATAGCCTCACGCTGCCCACCATCCTGTTCAATGGCGCCGATGGCACGCTTAAGACATGGCTTGACGGCAGCGCAACAGGCGCCGGGCTGCTTTGGTGCTTCACCGAGGGTTCACCACCGCAAGTTGAAAGCGTCGCGCCAGGTAGATCCAATGTGACTGTCAGCTTGACCGCAGGGCTTAGAATGAGCTGAACATCTGTACAACCATGGCCGTCAAGACAGGCGCAACAGCGCAACTGCAAATTAAAAGTGGTGCGTCTTACATCACTGTCGCAAAAGTGCGTGACATCACGTTGAACTTCAACCGCGATGCACTGGAAACCACCGGCATTGGCGAGAAAGACCGCACCTACGCATACGGCATCCGTGGCACCAGCGGCAGCGGCACCCTGCTGTACGACTCAACCGATAGCGGTACCCAGGAGGTGTTGAACCACATCCTCAGCGACGCAGAAACCCTTTCCGGCGTCAAGATTGTTCTCGACACCGGCAGCAGCAATGGCACGATCACAGGTGATGCCTTGATCACCGCAACCGGCGCATCCGTCAGCGTGGGTGACCTCATCTCTGTGCCGATCAGCTTCAGCATGTCCGGCAAGCCCACTGGCACCTTCTGATGGCAATCCTCGGTGTTGGTGGAATCCTTGAGCTGAGCCGCGAGTGGCCGGAGCCTCGCGCATTGACTGCCAGTGCGCTGAATACCGCAACCGCAACGCTTTCGATCGGCGATCCAAAATACTGGACCGGCGACCGCATCATCATCGCCGCTGCCGGTGGCCTGCCGATTGATCTCAACGGTGACGGCTATGCCGACAACCCCGAAGGCCACGGCATCTACTTCGGCAGCATTTACAATCTCGGCCCCGCCCGCATCCATGTCACCGCTCCAAATGACAACTACTACCAAGCAAGCGACAGCGTTGCGTTTTACAACACCGCAGCAACCACCGGCCTGACCACACAGATAAACGCTTACATCAACATGGATGACTTGGATCGTGCCAAGTTGTACAACTCCGCTGTCGCTGCTTACAACGCTGACAGCGGCGAACTGGTTGAGCTGAAAAGCGTTGATTTCAACAATCTTGTCGTCGCACGTTACAACGCTGCCAGCAGCTACTCCACCGCGATCGATTCCGCTGCTAACAGCATCGCGCCACTGACGCTGCCATCCTCAAGCCAAGAGTTGCAGGATGTCATCACCGTGCCATCGGGCATGATCAGCGTCGCAAACGACCCAGACTCCCGAGGCTGGCTCGTTCAATGCGACCTGCAGGAGTGGGCATTCAGCATCGATGCCGCCAATCTCGACATGACGGCTATCGGCGAAACCTTCGGCGAGAACGCCAAATCACTGGTCCGTGGCGCTGGATCGCTTACTTTCTTGGTGGATCAACGGTATGTCGACGGCGAGCAGACCAGCATGACGTTACTACGGCTTGTGATGCTCACCGAAAAGCAGGCAAAGTCCAGCGCGAAGTTCCATATCTACAAAGACCGCACCCCTACATCACCCCAGGTTGGAACTACTGCGTATTATGGTTGCGACGTACTTTTAACTAATACGCGCATCAACGTCAGAGCTGACGACATCATCACCGGCACAGCCGATTTCGTGGCAACCGGCGAGATTGCCCTGAAGTTTGAGCCTTGATAGACTTACTGTATTGATCAGCGGAAAGGTCTAGCCTGTGTCGTCACTAGAGCTTGCGGGCGCATCTGGTGCGCTGGACAACATCAACGCCACGCAAGCTGAGTTCCGGGCTCAGATCGCAGCACTGAACGACCTGATGCGTCAGGTTGCTGGTACGGCCAACGTCGCTGCGGGTAGCAGCGAGATGGTGGATCCGCTCACCGCGCCGTTCACGCTCTACGTCAACCCATACATCGGTGAAGACACCTTCGCCGCAGGCAGCTACAACACCTACGAAGCCCCTGGCGGCAGCACCGATGAGGAAATCATCGAAGCCAAGCTGAAGCGCCTCGATAAGCAACGCCTCACCTGTGGCTTCAGCCCGCACCGCCCGTTCAAGACGATTAACCGCGCCGTCATCGAAGCGGCGATCATCACGAGCAAGAACTGGTACACGATCACTGACCCGAAGGCGCACCTGGATTGCGTCTCGATCATCCTCGCGCCTGGTGTTCACACGGTCTACAACGACCCTGGCAGTGGAACGCCTGTCACTTGGACCGATGGCTACGAGCCAACGTCCGCTGATCTGATCAAGTTCAACCCCACCGATGGCGGCGTGTTGCTGCCACGTGGTTGCTCGTTGTGTGGCCCGGATCTGCGGAAATGCACCTTCCGCCCAACGTATGTGCCGACCAATGCAGACGAAGCGGCTGATCGCAGCAACCGCAGCGAGATTTTCAAGATCACTGGCACCGGCTACTTCTTCGGCTTCACGTTCTTCGACAAGATCAACAGCACCGATAGCCATCACCTGCTATCCGCTTTTGGTTTCGCCAGCAAGGCTGAACTTGATGCGTTCTACACCAAGATCCGCACCTATGTCGGCAGCCCTGCCAACCTGAGCAACGCACTGGCGGTCACCCGCAACACCGAGTACGAGATCGTTGGTCCGATCGACGATACCCCCAGCGCTGATTGGGACACGACGCAATCGGCTTCGCCCTACATCTTCAACTGCTCCGTCCGCTCCGAGTACGGCATGGGCGGCATCCATGCTGATGGCGCCAAAGTCACCGGCCTGAAATCCATGGTGACCGCCAACTTCACTGGCGTGTCACTGCAAAAGGACATGAGCTGCTGGCAGCTTTACAGCGGCGGCGCGTGGATCACGATGCCGGACTACACCACCTACATCAACAGCGATCCGAATGACGTTCGGATGAATCCGGCTCGGCGCAGCTACCACATCCGCGCCATCAACAACGCCTTCATCCAGGAGGTGTCGATCTTCGCCATCGGGCAAGGCGTTCACCACGCCACCGAAAGTGGCGCAGAAGTCACGATCACCAACAGCAACAGCAGCTTCGGTGGCTGCGTCGCAATCGCTAGCGGTTACAAATCAGAAGCCTTTGATATTGACGCAAAATGGCGCATTGCTTACTTTAACGTCCCGCTGAATATCAGCGAAAAGAGCAACAACATCCAGAAGTATTATCTTGGCAGCGTTTCGGATTACGCCAACGAACAGCCATACCTCAACGTTGAAACAGCACTGACCGCCCAAGATGGAACGACCAACGTCCCAGCGGTTATCGGCCAGTACGGATACACGTTACGTCCCAATAGCTATGTCTGGGTTGAGAATCCCAACGGTAACGATTTCCGTGTAAGGCTTTCAGACACCAGGGATCCATGGAACACCAGCGATCCCGATCGCATTTATTTCAAAGACGGGGAATCACTGCAAGCCTACAACCCCGAAGAAGACTCGGACCAAGCACCCGGCAACAACAACTTCGGTGTCAACAATGCCGTGGGGCGCCGCGTTTACATCCGCCGCATCACCGATACGCGCAACGATTCTGAACGCAAGCTGACGATCGGGATGTTCAGCATCCTTGCGTCAACCCGTTTGGCGCAACGTGATTACATCCTGCAGCTTGATCCATCTGATGTCGATCCCTACGTCAGTGGTCCGCTTCCTGCTGATGTACCACTGGCGATCTCAAGCGTCATCTCAAAAGAAATCTCAGACGCAGATTATTCCGAGTTCACGGGTGACATCGAGCAAGGCATGGAAATCCAACTG